CATTCGGATCGGCGAGAACTATCTGCCTTGTCCGCGGTGCTCGCACACCCGCAAGAAACCCAAATCCCCATGCGTCAAACTCAAGGTGCTCCACGATGACTACGTCGGAAAGTGCTACCACTGCGGTGAAACCTTCAACCTCCGGCATGGACCGGATCAGCCTAAAAGCCGGCAAGTGGCTGCGGGAAAACCGCGGCATCAGCCCAGAGACAACAGCGCAGCTGCCCGTCGACTCCGCTACGGTGTTCTTCCCTGACTGCAGCGAGAAGCTGCCGGCGCTGCGGTTCGGCTACTCGCAGGGCTGGAAGGCGAGAAGCTATCCGGACAAGCACTTCGTGGCCGGCGACAGCGTCAAGCGCGAGTTTTGGAATCTCGCTCGGGTCCTGAAAGCACAGCCGGCCACGGTGTGGATCGTGGAGGGCGAGCTGGATGCGCTGGCGATGGTCGAAGCCGGTATACCGAGTTCGGCGATCCTATCGACCCAGGGCGCGCTGGCGAAGAAAATCGACGGCGATCCGAACGAACATTCCAATTATGCCTACGTGAAGGAAGGCCTCGCTGCTGGGCTGAACAAGGTCAAAAAGTTCGTCTGGTGCGGCGACGCTGACGATGCCGGCCGCCTGATGCGCGACGACATGGTGAGCTTGATCGGTCGTGGCCGATTTCACTTTGTGGACTGGCCGGAAGGCATCAAAGACGCCAACGACATGCTGCTCAAGGACGGTCCTGGGGAGCTGCTGGATCGCGTGCAGAACGGCGCGCTGCCGTGGCCGATCGAGGGGCTGTATCAACTCAGCGATCTGCCGGAGCCACCAGCGTTGCCGGTGTGGATGTGCGGCTTCCCGGAATGGGAGCGCAAGGTGTTGCTGGCGCCGCGCACGCTGTCGGTGGTCACTGGCCACCCTGGCCACGGCAAGACGCTGCTGTTCAATCAAATCTGGTTCAACATCGTCAAAAACTACTGCATCCCGATCTGCTCCTTCTCGGCCGAGACGCGGCCACGGCCGCATGTGCGCCGCCAGCTGCGCACGCTCTTCCATGGCGGTGTGCTCGAGGCTCACCTCACCGACCAGGAACGCGCCGCGGCCGATGCCTGGATCAACGAGATGTATTTCTGGATGGTGCCACCCGATCAGCCGACGCTGAAGTGGATACTCAAGACCGCCGAGGATGCGGTGATTCGCTATGGCTGCCGCATCGTGCAGATCGATCCCTGGAACAGGCTCGAGGCCGCGCGCGCCGCCGGTGAACGCGAGGACGAATACGTCCTGCGCTGTCTCAAGGACTGCTATGCTTTTGCCACCGACATGAACGTGCATGTGCAAATCCTGGCCCACCCCGCCAAAATGGACGGCCAGCGCCGCGGCACCGCCCCAATGCTCGAGGACATTGCGGGTGCAAAACATTGGGACAACCTTTGCGACCAGGGTTTCACGGTCCACCGGCCGAAGCTATTCGAGGGTGGCGTCGCCAAGACCGAAACGCAGCTGTTTCACCGCAAGGCGCGATTCGATGAGCTTGGTCATCCGTGCCAGATGATGCTGGACTTCGACAAAAAGACCGGAAAATTCAAATCAGTGGATTATGACATCAGATGAAAATTCGCCTCACCAACACTGAGCTATTGGTCGCCGGCTTTGTCGGCTCGCTGCGTAACGTCCAGGGCCTCTGCAACGGCTGGACTTCCACCGCCGATCTCGGCACTCACAACAGCTGGACGCCCAACATCGAAGGGGTGTGCGGCGAAATCGCGGTGGCCAGACTTCTCAACATCTACTGGCGCCCGATCGTCGGCAATCCGGATGCCGAGGATGTCGGACCCTACGAGGTTCGGACCAACCTCAGCCGCAAGCACACCGATATGTGCCTGCGGCCGTCAGACGAAAAAAAGAAACACCGTATTTTCATCTCGGTGCTGAGCTTCACGCCGGAATTCGAGGTGTTAGGCTGGCTGACCGGGGCAGAGGCAATGCGTCAGGAATGGTTTCGCGAGGGCACTCCAGGCCGGCCGAAATGCTTCTATGCCCCTGCGGGTGCTCTCAACCCAATGAATGAGCTGCCGAAATAAAAGTTTTGTCAATCGCGATTGACAGCGGCGCGCAACTCTGCTCTAAAGCGCCCAGGGCCATCCCGGCCCGACCAGGGTCAACCCGACCCGCACAGAAAGACACATTCCCATGTTGAACATCACCACCGGCTCTGCCCACAAGTACGCTCGCTTCGGCCGCGGCTCCGTGGTCCTGGAAGCCCGCAACGGCGAGCCCCTCGACCTCGAGACGATCGCCGCGCGCTGCCCGGCTATTATCGCCCAGGACAAGCACAGCTCGCGCTCAGAGCGCTACACCTTCATCTCGACATTGCAGATGCTGCAGGGCCTCGCCAAGGAGGGCTTCCACCCGCATTCGATCATGCAGGGCGGCTCCAAGTTCGAAGATCGTCGCGGCTTCACCAAGCACCTGATCCGCTTCCGCCAGGAGGCCAACATCGCCCGCACCCGCGGCGGCACTTCCTACGAAATCTGCCTGCTCGGCTCGCACGACGGCACCACCTCCTACCAGATGTTCGGTGGCTTCTTCCGCGCGCTCTGCAAGAACGGCTCGATCTGGTTCGATGGTCAGGCCACCAAGGTCACGGTGCCGCACAAGGGCGACGTGATCGGGCAGGTGATCGAGGGCGCCTACACCGTAATCGGCCAGTCGCAACTGGCGCTTGACGGTGTCGACAATTTCAGGCGCCTGGAACTGAACCGGGACGAGCAGAGGGCTTTCGCATCTGCTGCACTTGCCGCTCGCTTTGATGAAGAGGACAAGGTTCCGGTGCAGGCTGAGCAGCTGCTGATCGCGCGTCGTGACGGCGATCGGGCCAACGACCTCTGGACCACCTTCAACCGGGTCCAGGAGAACGTGATCCGCGGCGGCATCGCCTACACCGGGACCCGCCAGCTGCAGGACGGCCGCTCGCAGATCGTGAATGCCCATACCCGTCCGGTGCGCTCGGTCGACGGCGACGTTCGTCTGAACCGCGCGCTCTGGGTCCTCGCCGACGAAATGGCCAAGATCAAGTCAGCCGCGTAAGCATTCTCCCAGACTGGCGGGGGCTAACCACCCCCGCCTCTTTTTTGGAGCCTACAGTGCCCTTCTACGTGATCAAGAAAGATGGGGTCGCCCAATGGGGCGGAGAGTTCGCCAGCGAAGATGAAGCGCTGGCCTCTTACATCCGTGTCATGGCGAGGCGCCGGCAGTCGTTCGACCCGGCTCACCCCCTCGAAATCGAGGAATACAGCAATGCAATTCCCTCAGATAAACAATAACGGCACCGCGCCATCCGACCTGCTCGAGGGCTACCTCACGGTCAAGCGCTACCTGGGCCACGCCCTGACGGCGCTGGGTGAGATCGCGCCCCACGGCCGCGACTACCAGACCCTGCCCGAGCCGGAGCGCACCTTCGCCTACGGGCGGGCGATCGACGAGCATTCCAGCCGGGTGCTCAAGATCAGGCAGCTGATCGCCGAGTTTGACACCCTGGCGGAGCACGTCGTGTCATGAAGGCCTTTCGAGAATGGCTGCTCGCGCTCCTGGACGGCCTCAGCAACGGGTGGGTCGAATGAGCGCTCCTGATCCTTTAATCGACGGCTTTGCGGTCTGGCACCCGGAGCATGGCTTTCATCAGCCCTATCACTACGAGGGAGCACTCGCCTGGGTGCGCCCTGATGATGGCGAGCTTGTTGAGCTAGTCGCCGAGTTGAATAAGGAATGCGGCCAAAACACCCGCAAGGGATGGCGCATCGTTCCGGTCACGATCGGTCGGGTGGTGGAGTTGCCAAAATGAGCATCGTCGGCACCGTCTCCCGCGCATCGCTGAAGCAGAAGCCGGCGCACGGCGAGCCCTGCAACGGCTGCGGCGCCTGCTGCCAGTCGACGCTGTGTCCGCTGGCCGCCTGGGTGTTCCACCGCGACGCCAACGATCGGCCGCACCGCGGTCCCTGTCCTGCGCTTGAGATGCAGGGCGATGGCTACGCCTGCGGCCTGATCACCAACCCGATCGCGTACGACATGAAAACCGTGCTGCTGCACGGCCACGAGGCCGCCTCCGAGGCCGCCGCCCATCTCAACGGCGCCGGCCAGGGTTGCGATGCGCGCTTTAACGGCGAGCCGGCCAATCCGGCGTTCTACGATCGGCTGTTCCGTGAGGATCAGCGCAACACCAGGAAGACCGCCAAGGCCAAGAAAATCTGGGGAGTCCGATGAGCATTCCTTACGAAGTGGTTCACGCCCGCGGCCAGTATCGCGCCGGCAAGCTGACGCCGAAGCAGTTCCTGGCCGTGCTGAAGCTGCACAACTACCCACGGCCGCGCATCCCGCAGCA